AAGGTTGTAACCTCGTTACCTGTCAAAGTTGGTCCAGTAGCTATTGCGGATAGCGGGAAGAAAATGACCGATTTGATTCCACCTTTTCCATTGGTGCATGTACGATCATTAAAGCCCGAAGTCATCAAACAGGACATACAAATTTATTTTTTAAGTTTCAAAAAAGGGGACCGAAGTCCCCCGGTTAATTCAATTAGTTAGGTGAACCTGTTCCGTTCCACACACCGATCTGATCCAAGAATGGAACCTGTACCCCTGCACGGAATTTAGAACGTACATAGATTACATCGTCATCTTGAGAATACCATAGATCATAGTTATCGAAGTCTGAAGTCAAGTCAGTTCCGAATACGAAATGTGATGCACGGCCAGTGTAGATGTTATCCAAAGTGTTCAATCCTGGAACTTTTACTACTCGCATATCTGTACCAGGTACGATGATCTCTTCCATTGTAGCAATTTGTGCTGGAGAATAGTGGAAGAAATTCAAGTCTACCAAGTTCTTCATCAAATAGTTGAAGTTCTCACGACCAGCGAAAGATACAAAGTCAGCAGATTCAGCAACAGCCTCTGGAGTATTTTGGAAACACTCATAGAATACATCGTAAGCATTTGAAGCATCGATGCTCGCAGTAGATGAAGTATTCAAGTTCACACATCCGTTACCAGTTGTCAAGAACTGACGATATCCGTTCATCCACTGAAGGTTACCAGTACCTGTAGCTTTGTTACCTCTCCAGATCAATTTGTCAAGCTCAAGAGCATGAAGGCTCAAAAGATAGTTTGTGATCTGTGCCTCGAAAGGAAGAGACTTGTCCTCAGCAGATGCACCTGGGCGCAATGCCAATTGAGTCCAGAATCCATCAAGATCTTTCTGGCAGAAACGTTTCATGTAACCAAGAGTCTCAACAGCGATAGCACGATCAGTGAACACAGTGTCTCCAGATGGTGTCATCTCGCAGTCTCCTGCTTGGTATGTTAATGTGTCATCAAGAAGTTTGATCTCTTGAGATCCTTTGATTCCTTCTTGGATAGAGATGTAGCGAAGTGTTTTCGCTTCAGTTACTGATCTTGTGATCAAGTCTTCTCTTTGCTCGTCTACGTATGCTGCCAATCCTGACACATCATAGTCGAATTTTTGCTTAATGAATTTTTTTAAACTCATGGTTTTCTGTTTTTATTTGATTTGTGATTTTAAAAATTGTTGGCGAGATGTTAAGGTGCTCGTCACCCTTGCGAATTTTTCGCCTTCTGTAGTGCTGTTTGAAGGAGCTGCTTTGAATGCATCGAATTCTGATTTCATTGCAGACATTTCAGTGCGAAGTGATTCATTGTCGGACACAATAGTCTGAAGCATTTCTCCAAGTGATTCGACCACTCCGGAGAATGCTGCCATCTTTGTTGTCACGATTGCCTCAACATCGGCTGCACTCATTGATTCTTGATTAAGCTCTTGAGCATTGATAGCTGCGATCACTGCCGTAGCAATATCATATGCCTCACCCATCTCAATATTCAATTTTTCTGCGATTACCTCAGTAGCTTTTTCAAGAGCTGCTGGTATCTCATCTGTATCGATAGCTTCAAAGTCACTTGATGCAGCATCTTCAGTAGCTCTCTCATCGATAACCTCTGTGATTACACCGCTTGCATCAACAACAATGCTTAAGCCTTCAAACTCCCCACCAAGTGCATGTGTACCCTCTGGTGCAGGAATCTGCTCTCCATCAGCCACAATGAATACTTGTGTGCCTGGAGCTAATTCTCCTTCGTAAGCGATAGCAGTACCATCCATGAGCAAAGCCTCAGAGAAGTTCTGCTCTGTTGTTTCAGCAGTACCTGAGAACATTGCTTTCATGTCGGCAATGGCATCCATTACTTTTTTGAAATTCTCGTTCATCTATCTTTTGTTTTTGTTAATATGCTTTATTGTTCCACGCAGATCCTCAAGGGCCTTGAATATCTGGTTCATCATTTCCGTTTCAGTAGTTCTTCCGGTATCCTGTAGGAAGAAAGATCCCTCCACTGAGAAGCCTGACCATTCACCAGACTTGGCCATCTCCCAGACCTCATCATTCATGACCTTGTAGCTAACGATCCAGGATCCATCATTCACATCATGGAATCTCTCAGGCTTGGTGAATCCTTTGGCCTCATCTACTTGGTAACTGTGGATCATGTACACACCATCCACTACCTGATTCGGATTGTGATTCAAATTCACATTGTTGAAATTCTGCTTTCTGGCATAGTCAACGATGATATTCTTGATAGCATCCTTGGTGAACACTACGTAGTATTCCTCCTTAGTTTCATCATCATATCTGTAGATTGGAGTATCTGCTGAAATAGCTACACCGGTGATCACTCGCTCCTCCTCATTGAATTGATAGCGTCTCGCCTTGCTGAAAGTCTGATAGCTTATCTCATGCGCAGGATCTGCCACAAGGGAATTGAATGATACAGTTGTCTCCTCTTCATTCAGATCAATGTAGATCTCGTATACAGGCAGTTCTCTTTTCATAGTTAAATATGTAATTTTGTTTCATGAGATTCGTATACCCTTACAAAAGACTGCGTGATGATCAGTGCATCAGTGAGTCCATCCGATGGGCCTTGAATGTTTACCCCGATGCAGAGATCTACGTTGTCGGAGATCATGTCCCTGGCACCATCAATCTGGAACCTCGCAGCAGATCATCGATCCGGGGATGCGATGTCACTCATAAGATCCTGACCTTCGCCTCGCTCATAGGAGGAGATTTCATCTACATGAATGATGATTTCTTTCTTGGTCCGCAGTTTGATCCTAATAGAGTGCTATCATGTGGGCCGATGGTAATCAATGATAGGCACGCACCTACCTACCAGGAAGCAATGCAGAACACAATGGATGCGCTCAAAGCTATGGGATGCACTACGATTAACTTTGAATGCCATGCTCCAGTCATGATCAACAGCGATAAGCTCATTGAGTTATTCGATTCTATCACATGGTCCGGGCATAATCATTTCATCAAGAGCATGTATCTGAATTACTACCAGGTACCACATTCACCAGGTGAAAATATCAAGATCGCCAAAGACAAAAAAAAGGCCAAGGAATTCCTTGACCTCTATGGTTGCTTCAGCATATCCGATCAGTTCATGGCAAACAAGGATACATGGAAGTTCATCACCACACACTAAGTTTATTCTGCATAGCTACCTTGTTCTGAGTGCCTGTGATGTCAGACTCAAGAACGTAGACAGGAGTCCCTTCATTGCTCTGACCTATAAGCTCCGCTGTGTTCGTTTGCTGTGTATTCAGATTTGCATTGGTCCCAGCTCCACCAAGATCTGTACCTGATGCTCCTGCAATAGATCCACCGCCACCAGTCCCCAAGCTCGGAGCTGTTCCACTCTGATACTTTTGTGCTGCGATAGCTGCTATCTGTGTAGCTCCAATTAGTGCAGCAGATGCAATGGCAGCGATACCAGCAGGAGATGGAGGAGGACCGAACTGTGCAATACCTTTAACGATGGCAGTTGCTGTATCAATTGCTACCTGTGCGATACGTAAAGCCTTGTCTCTCTCGAATTGTTGCTTCTTGATCTTCTCAGATTCCTGGAATTGCTTTAGCTCAATAGCATATTTGGCTTGTGCATATTTCTCATCGATAGCTTTCTTCTGATCTGCTGTAAGGTTCTGACCTTCGACATCAGACTTGTATTTTGAATCAAGCACAGCCAGCTCCTCATCAGCTTGAGTCTGCATGTTTTGAAGCCTTGCATTCTGTAGGTCATTGAAAGCTGAGTTCAGTGCGCTGAATTGATCATAAATGAACTGCGCATTCTCGAGCATTTTATTAAGCCTGTCAGTATTATGCTTGTTCTGAATCTTATCGATCTCTTCCTGCATCTGTTTCTCAAGGGCAGTGACATCAAGGCCGTACTGCTTTGCTCCCTCGATCAGTTTAAAGTACTTATCTGTGACAGCTTGCTCCTCTGTTTGCTGAGCAGTCAATAGAGCTGCGTTGTATTCATCAAAGAAAGCCTCCTCTGCTGCAATCTCTTCTCTTCTGAGAGCTTCTTTTCTATTGAATTCAGCTTGGTCTTTTTCTTTTTGCTCCTTAGTTCTACGCTCTTCGTTTGCTCTTTGGATATCATCGTACTTATTGTCGATGTTATTCAGTGAATCTCGGAGTGCAAGTCTTAAATTAGTTGTATCATAGCCATGTTTCTGAGCGAGCTTTATCAGTTCGTTGTATTTCTTAGTCTCAGCCATGATCTCCTGGTCCTTCAGTGATTCACCGGCTAATGCATACGCCTCCTCTACCTCTTGAATCTTTTTCAGATCCTGCGCCCTCTCATCTGCTGCTTTCTTTGCTGCCTCTCTTGCTTTATCTGCTCTATCTTTCTGTACTTTCTCAGCGTTATCAGCTACCTTCTTAGCATTGTCCTCTACCTTTTTCTTATTCTCGGCAAGATCAAGCTCTCGCTGGAACTTAATATCCTTGTAATAGTCAGCAGCCTGTCTGCTCAGAGATGAATATCTTTCACGGGATGCAGTCAATTGCTCACGGATAGCGGATGCCTCATCCTCATTGCCCTGGTCAAGCATTTGTTTGTATCGCTTACGCAGATTCTGGAAAGCATACTGCTCTTTCTGACGATCATCTTGCCTGGCCTTGGCAAGTGTTTCAAGGTTAGAAATCTGTTGCTTTGTAACCTCAGCATCACTGGCACCCGATGCCTCAAGCAATTTGACTCTCTGATCAAGATGCTTCTGCAATGCATTGAATGAATCATCCGCTGCTCTTCTTGAATTCTCCAGGCTCTTTGTGAATTTCTCATTTGACTCAGCAGCTTCCTCAGAATTGTCACTGAATGCAATAAAAGCTCCGGCAACAGCAGCAAGCGCAGAAATCAATAGGAAAATAGGATTCGCCTTGATCACCGCATTGAGTGCCTTCATTGCCAGCGTTCCCAAGTTAGTTGCAACAGTTGCTGCCTTCTGTGCTGTAGTCATGGCAACAGTGGCCCCTGCATTGGCTCCAGTAGCTACAGTATTCTCAACAGTGAGTGCAGTCTTAATCTTCTCAAGTCCATTCCTTAATTGAATCCCCAGGATCGCATCCGAGTTTAGATTCTTAGCAATGGTATTAACAGCATTCACCGCACCCTGTACAGCTTGCAGCTTAACCATGGTTTGCATGAGCTGCTCACTCTCCACACCTGTCAAAGCTACGGCACTCTGGAATCCTTCAAATACAGCAGCTCCTGTCTCCACTCCTGCGAGTGTAGTATCAAGGGCCACAAAGTCTGATGATAGTGCAGTAGTGGCAGCCTTCAAATCACCGATCTCATCCTTAAGCTGTGCAGCAGCTTGCAATGCCTGCTGTCCTACAGGTGACTCCATGCCAGCTTGAGCAGCAATAGTCTGATATTGCTTCATGACTTGAGTCATGTCTCGCATTGTCAGACCTCCAGCTTCTATCCTTGCAGATAGCTCATTCATCCGCTGAGTAAAGTCATCGATTCCATCAAGGCTGCTCGCTGTTTTATCGACAGCATTGAGATCCTTATTTAGACTATTTACTGCCTTGTCAAAAGACTGGACATCCTGTACCGAGTTACCGGTATCAACCCTTAGAGAAAATACAGCTTCTTTGTTTGCCATGTCGTTGTATAAAAAAGGGCAGTCATGCTGCCCGTTTAAAGTTAGTTAATACCGATTGTTAGGCAGCTTCAATCTCGCTAACAAGCTGTTCAATCAACGCTGAATCAAGTTCTGAATAGTCAACTCTGAAATTACTCTCAGGTGATTGATAGTCTGCAAACATATCGTTGAAAATATTTATTGCTCTGTAGTCAGTACCTGCGTTGTTGTCGGTAGGCTTCAAAGCGTAAATCATATCAACAACAGCCTGAGCAGATGGACAGTCAGAAGTTGGTACTTTCTTGTTTTCAGTATCCGTGATTACTTGGCATTCACCGTAACCGAATATGTGTAGTGTATTGTACATTTTATTTTAATTATGCGTAAATAACTTCTGTTGTTTCAATTGTAGCAGTCCATTGTATGTTAGTCGCTGCCACACCTGTAACTTGAACTCTCAATCCTCCATTAGTTGTATCAGCTGCAAGTGTAGGCGTTCCAAATGTAGGTGTGTTATCAACTACGTTTACATTAGACACTATCAACGTGGTAGCAGCTGCGTTTGCACCTCTAACAATAAGTCCATCTATATCCCATGCGGCTACGTCTGTAGTTCCTGACTTTTTACCTATTATAGTTCCTTTAAATCTATATGCTGATTGATTAGAAAGAATAACTTGGTTTGTAGTTCCTGCCGTACTAGAGTTTGTTGTTAAAGTAGTTGCAGTAGCATCTGTCGTTCTTTCACGTAAAATAAATTTTGAAGCCTGTGAATCCCCAGAAGTCGATTCTTGACCAGATGAAAAAACTTGTCTACCTATTATTGAAAATGTATTAGCTCTAGTACCAAGTGTAACTCCAAAGTCAGAACTTGAAGTATTGAAATAACCTAAGCTAGTTGAGCCCAAACCAGAAGCTATACAGAAAACTCCTAGCGCTTGAGAATAATTTCCAGTTGCGTTGCAGCCGAACCCAGCGGCAAATGAGTTATCTCCAGTTGAATTTGACTCCAAACCAAAAACTGTTGACTGTGAATTACTAGCCGTGCTTGTATTTCCAAAAGAAAATGACGAAAAGCCAGTAGATACGCAACTAGCCCCACCAACAGCCGCATAACTTTGACCTGTCCTGTTATTGGCCCCATTAAATATTATGGATGCCGAACCTCCAGCTACTTGATTAGCATTGTTTCTTGATGTTTGCAAATCAACAGCATTCGCACCTCTTTTATTGCCACCTGTTGCTGTATTATCAGGAATAGCTGCAAGTATAGCTCCAGTTCCTTTAGGCACAATAGCAAAGTCTGCGTTTGTTGTAGCCGTTACAGGAGTCAGTGAATTGACAGGTACAGTAGCGTTTGGTGTTGCTGTGTTCTCTGCTTCCGTGAATTCTGTTAGACCGCCACTTGCAGGTGTAGCATAAGTTCCATCACCTCTTAAAAATGTAGTGGTGTTTCCTGGTAATTTTGGTGCAAAACCGTGTTTTGTTGTGCTTACGTTGTTTGTAGTAATGTCACTTGTAACCAAGTTAGCATCAGTTACCAATGCCTTGATATTAGCTCCCGTTACGCTTCTTGTAACATACGTACCACCACCAGCAGACTGAGAAACCTCTACAAGATCCGTGTCTGCTATCGTTGCCGCTTTAGGCGTTAATTGACTTATTTTATTTCCCATCTCACTCTATTATTCGTTGTTGATTATCTTCAGTTATTCGATTGATATTATCCTCAGTTACACGATAGAAAAAAGCAGCCGCAGCATTGATTGCTGTGCGAACGCTATTGTACATCGTTGAGAATCCGTAGTAATACATCTTACAAAATTAAAGCTACAGATCCTGATGTCAAATCTACAGCTGAGAATTTACGCGCTCCAGTGCATCGGATCATCGCTCCAGCTTTTACCGCTGTTGCTGGTGTTGTAATCAAATCAGCTTTGATATCCACGCCAGCTACCTTGATGCTGTTGAATACTGTATCCTCCAAAACGAAGATCGCATCATAGGTGATTGTCTTCTCATTTGTATCGTTCACGATCACTGTCCCCTGGCTTGCCACCAGTAATTCTTCCCAAAGTGCCATATATATTTTTTATTTATTATTCAACTATTCTTTTCAATCCATCTTCTGTTGATCTTATCCCAGCTAACCATCCTCCAGTTTCAGTAATCCTTGCTCCTCTACTACCTACCGGATCAACAGGAGGAACAGTGCCAAATGCCACCAATCCTTCTCCCTTTATTATGCGAATCAGTTCCACCATTGTAGTTTGATCCTTGCCTGAATCCCAGTTCTCTATCTTCTGAAGCCTGTAAACTATCCCATCAATGTTGATAAGTTTCTTAAAGTCCAAGAGATTGATCATGTCTGGAGTGATCTTGATGTAGCAAGTCAGTTGCTTCCCGAACTTACTGACGATTTCCTTCATGAATGTCTCATGATAGAAATACAGATTTGATGTGGTATAGCTGGCTCCATCATAGTAGATGTAATCAGGCACACCGAAATTAAAATCGAATGTAGGCGATGTCAAGCTGTTAAGATGTCCCACATATGGATAGCTGCTCTCAGCATGTAATATCCCATCCTCATCAATATGATTCCAGTTCGCTGTAGTCATTGGTCCGAGCTGCACTACAAATGGCTTGCCTTTCTGTACGTTGATAGATGAGGTTCCATCTTCGTTTACTTTCGCCTGGAATGATCTCGGGACCACTATGTTCGTATAGGTCACATCATCCACAGGAATATTGACAAGCAGCTTCTGAGCAAATGGTAGTGTGAACTCCGTTGTATCCTTGCTAAATTGATTCTGTGATTCAAGCATAAAGGATCCATATTGATCACCTGTGTCCTCTTTATAGCTTGAATTGTAGTAGTCAGTATCCTCAGCAAATTTGAATTGATATGCGCTGCTGGCAAAGTTAATTGTCGGAGTCACCTTGAGTGATCTGCTGTAGTCCAGCTTATCAGTCCAGTTCAATGCTGTGGATGAATCCCCATAGAAATCATTCAGTGGCTCAATCTCCAAGATAGTAGGATCATCTACCGATGGCTTGACATATAGATTAAACGCTGTAACAAATCCTTTTATGAATGTTGCTGCATCCATATCCGGAAGAAAGTCTCCCAGGTTGATCGTAGATCCTGGGGCAAATGCCTGAGCATTCTTGAGTATGTTGAATGTAGCATCTACATTGGCAATCTTAAACACTGTACTGAATGCTGTCGGGACTGTACTCACTACCACATCGCTATTCTCAATCACCACGGCATATCTGAATTCAAGCTCATCATTGATGGTCATGTCGATCTGTCTGGTGTAGTTAAAGGATATGGTCCCCGTCACATCTCCAGTTGCGTTGTCAAGATCTCCCTGGTATACGATGTCATTTACGATATTAAAAGAGTTCTTGTATACCAACAGTCTTAGCTTGAATCTCAAGTGTGCATCAAGGATGGTTGCTCCTGTGATCGCAAAGTCAAAAGTGATATCATGATCTCCCGAGTAGTCTATCGTATAGACTCCCGTCTGAGCTGCCTGGAACTTGAAAGGAGTTTCTTGTAT